CCCAGCCAAAATTTTCTATTCTATCAGTTTTTCCAAGACTCATAAATTTATTTGAATTATAAAAAATTGGATTAGATTGTATTGCCAAATCAAAAAAGAATTCTCCTTTTTCATTTTCCATGTAATAACTAACCTTTTCTTTGTCGTATACTTCGACTTTATATCTAAAATATTCTTGATCATTTTCTACAACTAACATTTTATAGTATCTGATTACCTGCAATAATTCATCTTCAAACTCAGTATCATAGATAGGGATTATTTCAATGGAATCTATTATTTTATATTTTAGATTCCCCAACCTATCAATGTACATATAAAGCCATGATATACCTTTTTTTCTAGCTTCTAAATACAAATCATAGATAAAATCATTAATATCAATAACTTTGTCATCCTTCAAATTTTCTATTATTATTTCTTTGCCGACACAATATGATGTTGCTTGGTCAACTATTTCTTTGTAGAATCCGGTCGGGATTTTATGTTCTGTAAATATCTTATATTCTTTTGACTTCTTTTCTAGAATAGCTGTATTTTGGTTATTATAATAATTTTCCCCGTCTATCTTCCTTTTTTTTTCATCGCTATTCAAATCATAATCAATTAATGATCGAAGAATAGCTTCATTGGTTATCGAACTTTCAGCCCTTAACCTTTCATAAATTAAATTTACTTGACTCATTTTTCTACCTCCTACTTGGAAAAAATTTTCTTTTACTATATTGGAATCTTTCTGTCAAATATCTTGTACAATCTATAGAATGATCGTCTTTATCATCCAGTTTTGAAATTACATTACCATCTTTGTCTGTCTGGTAATCGATATTTTCAAACTCTCTGGCAGCATTTGGACATCTAACCGGATCAATTACAATAGCTTGTAAAGTATCCAGCCATTCGAGTCCATGTTCGACACTTCCCGGACCTTTTGTTGCGCCCCGGCATCTTATTCCATAACTTTTTACGTCATCTATTGATCTCGGATCCTCAGAGTCTGCAATTATCATAATATCATTATAGCCTTTTTCAATTATCTTTTCTGACAAAATTTTATTTGATATTTTAACCTGATAAATTTCAGCAAAGATATAAAGGATAAATCTTGTTTTGTCAAAATGCGCCCGAAGAAAACATAATGGATCTGCAGCATATCCCCAGTCTAATCCCTGACATAAATTGTCAAATGTAAATATTTCAATGTCGGTTATCTCCCTGAATTCCAAATTACTAAATGGAACAATGCCACCACCAATTGCCTCGCCTCCATAATTCCATCGCCATCTAGCCTCATTTTTTGCTTTTACATTGTCGGCTTCATCTAGAAAATCTTTAGACAAATGAGGATTAACAAAACTTGTTGAGTGGTCAATGCAAGTATTTTCTGGAATAAACTGAGTATTATATAACTTGTTACACCAGTGAGCTTTTCTTTTTGGTGGATTATAAGTAAATATAATATGGTATACTAATCCTTCTGGAAGCGTTGCCCTTACTATACTATCAATTATTGTCTTTACCTCTTCATAACTTCTAAACTCTACTAATTCCTCTATCCATAATCTAGCAATAGGGAATTTAGAAGTTTTGATAGACTTGATTTTTTCTGGTTCCTGCCCTCCAGTAAATATAAATCTTTGCCCAGTTCTAATTCTGGTTATGCTTGGCTTGGTTCCCCCAATACAACGAAATTCGTCACTTACATTTAAATCATTAATGGCTTGTTTTATTTCTTCATACACTGATGTTGCTATTGTACTATGTATTTTCCTAAGTATTAATATATTAATCGGATACATAAGAATATCTTTTACAAGTCTTCTGGAAGCTGTTGTGCTTTTTCCTGATGCCCTGCCACCTTTTAATATACTAAATAAATGTTGTTCATATTTTTCATTAAACCATGGTTTAAAGTGTTCAATTAATGCAATATTATCAAGGTCATAAAACTCTTCCCCAATTTGGTCAGCTTTCATTCCTTTTAATTCGTCTAATAGTCTATTAATTGTGTTTACTTTACTATGTAACTTTAATTTTGGTTTTCCCATATTATCAAAGCTTATTTCAGATAATGCCCTGGTATCTACATCGCCAAAATCAGTTAAATTTCCCTTAGTATCTACATAATCAGCAAGATTGGAAAAAGCTATTGTTGCATTTTCTTCAAGTAATTTTTCTACTGTTATATTACAAAATTTGTAAGATTCTTGCTTTAAATCATAAATACGGTATTTAATCATAGGTTTTCCTAGGTTTTCAATACCAATTACATCAGCTGTTTTAGCACTATATCCAGCTTCGATAGCTGCCCTTGTTGCATTCCTGTATTTTACGTAATATCTACAAAAAAGTTCTTGTTTTATTGTTAATTTTGCCTCCTTTTTGCTCATTTTATCACCTCAAATATAGTATACTATAAATGGAGGTGGTATATAACAATGATTAAGAGATATCAAGTCAAGGAAGCTGAGAAAAACTTAATGTTAAAAGGCAATTGGGAAAATATATATGATTGTGACTTTTTCACTATTTTTAAGGTTATGACTCCAATAGAACTGAAATTAGTTTATAGGACAAAAAAAGAACCATATCTAGTTATAGAGTCTATTTGTTTTGATAAAAACAAACTGGCTATAAAAAATATGGTTATTGATTTTAATACTTCTCTATGTGTTGAAGGTATTAATTTTAAAAAAGTTAATCTAAATATCTGATTCAGAAATAACTATACAATCTAATAACTTAATTTCTGGCATTGTCTTTAATGTTAAGTTATCATCATAAGCATTCAAAAGATAATTTCTTTTTTCATGTAAATTCTGATAATTAACAAGCGTTTCAACTGCACCACCCGGCAATACGCATACAGTAACAATACAAACCTTATTACTTTTATCTAATTTCTCTTCTAATTTTTTCCTAGTTAACATTTTAATCCTCCTGAATATCTGATAATAATTTGACTTCACAATCTTCAACTATTCTATAACATTTTTCGAATACTTCTTTAGGTGACCAGCTTATATATGGGACATCTTCATTGGTTCCTATTGGTGGATAAACTACAATATAACCATAAATATCTTTATCTGTTATTGAACCTATTGAAGCCTCTCCATATTTTAATTTTTTATATTCTTCCATACTTGCGAACTTAGCTTTTATTATTTTTGTCCCAACATAATTGTTATACTCATTACTTTTCATTTTTAACCCTTCCTTTCAGATGATCCCCAAATTCTAACTTGACCATACAATGCCATATTTTTGGATCATTATAATTTATATCTGGATTTTCTTTTCTTAACTTCTTTACTGCCTTTAGATAATATTTTTTAAACTTTTCAGCTTTTTGCTTTGTTATTTCCTCTTTATCTGGTTTGTATATTGTTTTACCATCTAGAGTATAGCAAATTATATTTCCGTTTCTAACATGATCTTTATACTTGAGTGGATCCCCTCGTTTATATCTTTTTTTGTTCGCTGCTGTCATTTTCTTCAATCAACTCCCCTACAATACTAATATTAGTCACTTGAAAAGAAATTACCTGCAATGGATGATTTTTTCTAGTTTTTACTATTACAAAATCTTCTATCTCTTTTAATAACTCCATCGCCGACTTTTTATTGTTGACTTCTTTTTCATATACTCCACTAATAAAGTTTTTAACAGATGCCCCAACAACTAAATTACCAGCAAAGAAATATATATTTTTTTTAATTAATTGTTTAACTTCCAACTCTATCATTTTTTACCTCCTGAATACTAAGTAATCTAGTTATATCATTTGGTTTATGTCCGTCCCATTCTGGAGCATTAGGTATTTCTTTAATATCTTTGAAATACTCATCATGCTTAAAGTGATAATGATAAGTATATTGCCCTTCTGGAGTATCAATTCCAACTATAAAATAATCAAGATACATTGTGCCATCAATATGCAATTTGCTTTTCCAAGCCTTATCCTTATTTTGTTTACATATAATACTGAATAACACCATCCTATGAAAATATAGCTCTTCAAATGTATGATATCCGTCTGAAATTTTCTGCATGTCTATATTTTTATTTATTGTTATTATGTCCGAAATTTTAAAACATTTGTTACAATCCATTTTTTATAATCTCCTCATTATTAAAATATTCCAGCAAATCATTATTTTTTATAACTTCAAATAGTGCAGATTCTAACACGCAAATTTTGTCATGTTCTAACTTTAGGCTATATTCAAAGTTAATTGCTTCTATTATTTCATGAAGTAATGTTTTTTGCTGTACCTGTAGTTTTAAATCGGTATCAATCTTTATAGTTGCACTATTCCCACAATGGGATCCCATTGCTTCAGCATCTCTTGCATAATGTTTTTCATATTTTATTTCATATTCAAGCCCGGCAATATATATTTTATCCATCTAGTTCCTTTCCATCGGGATTATTTAAAATTCCAATGACTACTAATATTGTTAAAATTCCCTCAGATACTACGTTTATGAGTTCAATATCTGCATCAAGTACTCCATACCTTTTTAAGATTAGTATTACTAATGATATTGCCGAAGTCCATACCCATTTATTCCGAAGTTTTTCTCTCATTTTCGATGACCTCCCTTGCACATTTAGCGCAATATTTACGCCCTTTTATTGTATATATTCCCGATTGTGGCAGCTTCTTATTACAGATACAACATTTTTCATCCATTGAATAAATCCTCCTCTTTTATATCAAATAATTTACATAATCTTTTTATATACTCGTCTTTCCATTTGTACCTGTTCATTTTTAAATTTACAAAGGTACTAACTGAAATATCCAAGAAATATGATATTTCTTTATTACTAAAATTATTGTATGTTTGTAAATTTCTTAACTCTCTTGTATCGACCTTCATAGCAACCTCGTATTTTCTGTAATTTTAGGCTCCAATAAATTTATATCTTGCTTTAATGCTTCCAATTCTGAGTCGTTTATCTGTGTTATTATATGCTGTTCTTCTCCTGTTATTAACTCTAATCTTTTTACCAATAAATTAAAATTATGAATTATTGCCCCTTGTTTTCTTAGAAGGTCGACTAATTGCGACCTTTGTTCCTGAACAATATTAGATGTATATAAAACATTTCTTTTTATGCTTGCCATCTTGGAGGATGCCCATAAAAGAACACCCACCGCAATTATTAATATTATTAAACTTAATATATTAGCCATCTTAAAATCTCCTTTATTACCAGCTTGATGGAACCTTGAAAGGTTTTATTTCTCTTAATTTCTTTTGTTTCCTCATATCTGCTATAACCTTACTTTTACCGCCAAACTTATCTTTTACTCTAGTTATTAACTTTTTCTTTCTATCTTGAAGGTTTACAACTTTTAAATTCTTCTTGTTATCAGCTTCTTTTAATGCTTTTTCTAATTCTTTTATTTTCTGTTCTGCCTCTTTTATTTTACTAGCTTCTTTTAGTCCTCTTTTTTCGTCTATTTTATCCTGAATTTTTTGTTTTATTTTGTCATATACAGGCTTCCAAGCTGCTGCAATATCTGAATTAATTCTTGTATAGTTCTTTTCAATATCTGATATACAACCCTTGTATTCAGCTTCTAAGGACTGAAAACAGTTATCAGAATCATATCTGATACTATCCAAGCTATTTTCTATATCTCTTTCCATCGCTTCAAAACAACTATTTACACTTCTTTCAATGCCTATTATGCAATCCCTAAACCATGATTCAAACATTTTTATAAATCTCCTTTAAATTTTATAAGTTGGTCAATGCTATTATCTTTTGAAAAGTTTAATAATTTTTTCTATAGAAATTTCTTTGTTTACTGGTTCAACATTAACTATCCCAGCTAGATATAACTTATTAAAATCTTCCAAACTTATTCCAACTATCATTTGAAATTTCTTAGCTTCTCCGATGGTATCTTCAACTATTTTTAATCCTGGGTTATAACTTCCGATAGCATCAAAACTTTTTATTTTACCCGTTCCATATTCATCACTAGACATAATTATTAATCTCCTTTATAAACTAACTTGATGGTAACCCCTGAGACATGAAGACCTATTTTATTTTTTAGTGTGATATTTTTATATTCCTTCTCGTAAAACTCAGCACTATCAACGCCCATAATAGCATTTATTCCCCCGTCAAATGAATTATCTGAGTTAACATTTCCATTGCCTTTAATTGCTACGATATCATATCTTCCGGCCGGGAAATCCTCGCCAGCTATATAATTTCCAGATGAAAATGTATATTCTTTCTTTGATGGCTTTACTGTTTTCTTAGCTTCCTTTGTTTCTTTTGCTGCTTTTTCTGGTTTTGCTTCTAATTCTTCTATCTTAGCTTCCTTGGCTTCTAGTTCTCTATTTAATTCGAAAATCTGTGCAGCTCCTGAATCTGTTTTGGTTTCTTCTCCTACCAAATTAAACATTAATATTCCGGCTATAACTGCGATGAATATCCCTTTCCATTTGTTGCTAGACCTCTTTGCTATGTACATTCCAGCCCCTACGAACGGGAACAATATTATTAATACATACAGACCAATTATTTTTAAATTTTTCATTATTAAACCACCTCAATCATAAAAATTTTAGTACAATTTATACATCTATATCTTTTATATTTTTTACCATCTTTTATTATTTCCTCAATAAATATTGTTTGGAAGCTTCCGCATTTCTGACACGCTTGTTTTCTCATTTAAAATTTCCTCCCAGCGGTTCTATTATAGTTAATTATATAATTTACTACACCGCCTAACCTTCTAGCTATTATATTTCTCCAATGTTCACGCATATTTTTATTTTTTCCAACTTGTTTTCTTATAATGTTTCTTTGTATTGTTCTAGCATAGTTCATTTTCTTTTAAATCTCCTTTATTTATATTATTTTTTTAAGGATCCAACTACTTTCAATTAATTTATAAAACATCCTACAAAAACAGTTTTGACATTCAAATATTTTCTCGGTGTCTCCATCTTTTGTTTTTACAGTAACCGCACCGCACCGGGTACATTTAGGATTTTGATTTGTTATCATTTCTTACCTCCCTATATTCTTAATGTTTTATTAGTTGTGTCAATTTCGATAGCCTGCCCATCAATAAATATTTCTTTTAATTCTTCACCAATTACATTTAAATCAAATACACTATTATATTGAAAATCGATATTAATTCTAATAACGCTTTTTTCTGTATGAACCATAAGCCAGCTGCCCTCTTCTTTTGACCTAACTAAAATAATATCAGTTATTATCTCAGGTTCTTTTAACTTGTAACCTTCATGTATAAAATAACTCGTTTTTTCCATTTTCAATACCCTTTCTATTAATAATTTCTTTTGGTCTGAACCTTGCTTATAACCACTCATATAAATTCAATATCCTCTGGACTTGTCGCTTTTGAGTTATAATCTCCATCATATAAAACGAAAACATTCCTACCTACTACGCTTGTTATCTTGCCATACTCATATAATTCACTATTACATTTTTTATAGGGTTTATATATTACCCTTTTACCTAAGTTACAACTTGCCTCACTTAAAGTCATTATTTACACTTCCTTTGCATCTTGTGGAGTCTTGAAATTACATTTTTTTGCTGAACATTTAAGTCCAATAAACTTTGTTGACTTTCCAAGACTATTAACTTCGTAATTAAAATTAATTAATGTTTGCCCACACTTCGGACATTTTCCCAATCCTGACATTTTATTTTCCCCCCTTCATAACTTTTAAAATATCTTTTTTAAGTTCTTCGAGTGTTATATTTTTCTTTTCTTTTTTATTTATTAAGTGATCTGTTAAACTGCCATAACTACAAATAAATACGTCATTATTCCACTCTTCAATCGTAATGGATATCTTGCCCTATCCCCTTAATATCCTTAGCTTGCCAGAAATACAAGCTCCCCACGAATTAATTATTGAAATGGCCGGATTCGAACCGACACACCGATATGCTCCCATTACACCACATTCCAACCAAGTTTTTATGGACTGGTAAAAACTCAAAAAACCTGTTCATTAGGTTATACTGTTGTGAATACTAAGCTCCCAGTCTTAAAGGGTTTCTATGAACAACCACCCTATTTATGCGGAATTTACGCCGTTCAAGACCTTTAATATTTACAATACCTATTATATACCATATACTATTATTACACAAGACAATTATTCCCATGTGCTATAATATATTTATAATTATTTCATGTGTGGAAGGATACCGCATAAGAGAAAAAGGTGTATGCATTAATATTTTGCATACACCTTCTTTTTAACCAGAATATTAACCAGATTACCCCTAGAATTGATTGCAAATACAAAGTGGGTAAATTATACTATAGAATTTTACCGGGCGTTATATCGATATTTTTTGAGTCATATAATAATAATAGAATAGCTTAGTAATATAAAAAGCAGTATATCGCTTTTCAATAAAATGAGTATTTATATTATATCGATACTCAAAACTTAACAAAGATGCCATAAATGAGTTTCTATTTATCTGACTTCTATAATTCCCACATATTAAATCGTTTAAGGTGTTTTCCTCTATCAGCAAATGACAAAAAGAATCCTTTGTTAATTTCTCAAACTCTCTTTTAAATCTATCCCGATTAGTTGTGAAGTTCTGGCTCAACTCATCCAGCGAATTCTTTCTTTCAATGATACATTTTGATATCTCATCATTATAGATAAAACAATAGTCTCCAATCTCTAATTTCTGAACTTTATATTTAATGTTCATCCTATCAAATACATCAATAATATGTTTTATGCTTTTTTCTCTGGAATCGATAATTATTTCAACTTTACTTATCCATTCATCAAACTTATTTTTCATAAAATAGCTCCCTAATATATTTTTTTCCTTTGCCGATTAAAAACTCGGCGTTTATTCCAATTAATACAAATAAACGTGTTCCATTTATTTACAATCGGCTTTTTTTCTGAGCGTTATTGCCATGAATTTACTGCATGTACATACTTTTTTTCTTCGTGTACGGGTTTTTTGCGTACATGTACGCATTTCTGAACGCACTCAAACCCAGTATGCGTCTAGCCTTGTACGGGTTGTACGGAAAAAGAGCTGAAAGTCTGTGCAATACGCGCGCGTGCGCGCACACATTATATGTCCTAGAAAAAATCCGTACAACCCGTACACGACTAGTTATATCAACGGTTATAACCCGTTCAGAAATGCGTACATGTACGCGTACATTGCGTACACGTTTTGTTATTGTATGTGTTCAATTACTTTTTATCCCTTCTCTTTCAATTTCTGTGTACTCCCTTTCACTCACAACACTTCCAATAATTCTATAATTATCTTTAGTTGTTAATTCTTTAATCAAATTATTCCATGAAATTCCTTTCCAATACCTTCCCGAATATAACGAAGTATGTTTCTCATATATGCCATTTTCTGTCATGGTCTTGTTTATATTTTTTGTTCCAAGTGGTTTTGAATTTTCAGTTAAGCAATATCTTTTATACATTTCCATAAACTCAATCTTTGGTATGAAAATATTATCTTCTGTTTTTATATTGCAAAAATCAGTTATAAAGCTGCTTATCGAACTATTTCGTAATTTATAATCTTCTATTGCGCTTTTAGTTTTTTGACAGTCTGTAAATACGAAATTATTATTTATAAGTCTTTGAAGACCTATAATTGCCCAACTTGCAATTAAATCCATTTCACTAGATATTATTTTTTCAGACAGGAATTTAATTTTATTTTCTTCTGATATCCTTTTATTACAATCTATTATTAACATTCTTCTTAGAAACGCATATGATTTATCACTTGTTTGTGGTAAATCATTCGCCGAAAAAACCATTTTTGCCCTATTCTTAAAAGAAAATGGATTAGAATACAATGGCCTTGCCTCGAATTTATCCTCGCCTAATATTTGCTTTAAAAGTCCTGTATTTTCCATGTATTCGTTTGATATATCAGCACATGTATTCATACTTTTATTGTATAATCTTGCTACAAATTCATGTTTGCATAAATCCTTAAGTTCAACATTTGATATAAAAGACTTATCAAAAAAAGCGTTTAAGATAGATATAAAAACACTTTTACCGTTCTTCCCTTCTCCAACCAAGATAAACATTTTTTGGGCTTCTGTTAAATTAGAAAGACAATAGCCAATAACTTCCTGAACTATTGGAAGTAGCTCTTCATCAAAAGAAGTGGTAATATATTTATAAAATAAAGATTTTTCAAATTCTTCATTAGAGAACTTAGCATAATTAGCATTGATTTGAATGGTGCTTGGGATCTTACAATCATGGTCAATAATATGGTCTTGGTCAATAACATAGATTCCATTTTTAAAATTAATTAAATTGCCATCGGCATTTATTGAATCAGGTTCTACTTTTTGCGAAATTGCAAGGATTCTTAATTCTTCTTTTATATTTCTAGTTACATGCTTATCGGTTACACTTAATTTTGAATATATCCAATTTTTCAAAACCTCAGATTTTTGATATACTCCATTTTTATAAATAAAATTATCTTCTTCAGCTCCTGTAGGATTTATTATTTCAAACTTTTTCAAAACTCTATCTAACATTATTTTAGAATAAAACCCAATTATATTACCTTCATCGCCATATTCATAGTAATCAGAAAACTCCGAAGCTTCTAATAATTCAAAGGTTTTTTTTGCAATTTTAAAATTAGAACAGGTGATATTATACTTTTCCTTTAATAACTCAAAAATATCATCAGCAGATTTTTTTTTAGAAATATCTAAATTGGTAATTGGTATTAATTGATTCATAAATACACTCCTTTTGTGTGGTATAATATAGATAAAAAGTACTTTTTAGTACACAAAAATCATCTAAGTCAATGAATAGGTCGTCAAATCCATCATTGGCTTTTCGCTACTTATTAATTATATATTATTTCTTTTCTGCCTTTTCTAGTTTTTCAATAATAATTTTATTGTCCTTAATAGTTGTTTTAACAGTATCTCCTATTTCCATCATATCCTTAACTTCTTTTTTTATTAATAGATAATAACTTCCGTTTAGTTCTCTTAATTTAACTTCCATAATAACCCTCCTAAACTTAAATATATACTTGACTATATAGCTCATTATATATTATAATAAAAATATAGTCAATAAATTATAAAAATAAAGGAGTTCAACATGCATAAAATAGAAAAGTATGAGTTTGATAATATTAAACTACAGTTTATTAAAAAGAAAGCTAATAGTGAGTGGAATTTTTATCATCCTGCTAGCTGCTTTGATGATAATATCACCTTGGCAATAAAAGGATATGAATTAAAACTTACAGATAAAATTATAGTATTTGGATCCGAAACAAAAAACCAATATGGCAAAACTATTTGGATCCAGTCTCAGGAAATTGATGTGGATAGCAAGGAATATAATATTTGTGTATTATCAGAGATAAAAGGAATAACACAAGAAAAGGCCGAGCAGATTTTTAACGATTCAAAAGTGAATACTCTTCAAAATTTAATTGATTATCTTGTCAGCAACAAAATAAAAGGAATCGGCGAAAAAACAAAAGCAAGGATAATTGAAAAATTAAATGAAGTCCAAAAAGATGATTTATTTTCCAAACTTCATTTATTGGTTGGAAATGTAAAGTATGCAAAAAAATTAACTGAAAAGTTAAATAACATTGAACAATTATATAAAAACCCATATTTAATAATGAAAAGTTTAAATATTGGATTTAATAAAATTGATGAAATTGCAAGGGAAAAACTAAACATAGCCTTGGATAATAAAGAAAGATGTAAATACCTTGTCGAATATAAGTTCAATGAATTTAATAAAAAACAATCAAACTATATTGAATTAGATGAATTTAGAGAATATTTAATAAATGAAGTTAAATATTTATCTACTGGTATAAATGAATTTATAAATGAAAATGAATTAATAGTAGTCGAAGAAAATAAAGTTTACCTTAATAATGTTTATAAAGCCGAAAAAAACACTCCACCATTAATGGTTGGTAATTTCAATATGGAGATAGATAATATAGATTCATCAATAGAAAGTTTGGAAAGAATAAATAATTTTAAATTAGCTGATAGCCAAAAAAATGCATTAAAAAGTATTTTAAAATCTGACAAAATAAACGTTTTGACAGGTGAAGCTGGAACCGGGAAAAGTTCAATTACCAAATTCTTATGTGATATTATAAATCAAAAATATTTAACATTGTTACTATCTCCAACCGGGAAAGCTGCTGGAAGAATGAAAGAATGTACAAGTAGAAAGGCCTATACTATCCATAGTTTTTATTATTTTCTTATTTCTGAATATGCATCTTCATATATGACTTATCAAAAGTTTGGAATACAAGACGATTTTGTTTTAATAATTGACGAATCATCAATGGTAGACCAAGTATTATTTTATAATTTACTAGATTCAATAAATGGTTGTGACTGGCTCAACCTTAAAAGTGTAATAATCATAGGTGATCCATTCCAATTACCAAGCATTGGTTGTGGTCAAGTACTTATCGATATTATCAATTCAAAATGCTTCAATCATGTACATTTAACTGAGACATTCAGACAATTATCAGATAGTAATATTATTAAAAATTCAAAAAAAGTAAGAAATCAAGAAATTATAGACTTTATAAAAACCGTTGATTTTTGGGTTGATGAACTGAATGAAAATAATATAAAAAAATTCTTCTATCACTTCAAAACTAAATATGATGATAATTTGCTTGAATTATATAAAAATGTTCAATTTGCAACATCAACAAACAAAACAAAAGATATAATCAATGATATGTTTAAACAGGAAAAAACAGAAAATAATAAATTCAAGTTTGAAGTATTTGACAAAGTAATTAATCTGGAAAACAACAAGGAAATTGGCATAAATAATGGAGATTTCGGCATCGTTGAACATATAGATGAAAAACATATTACTATATATTTCTATGATGTTAGAATTAGATATAAATTCGAAAAAAGTGAAATAGATAAAATAAGCTTTGGCTATGCATGTACTATTCATAAATTACAGGGTTCAGAATATAAGACAATTGTAATAATTTTAGAAAATAGCCCGGTGATCTCTGATTATAGAAGTTTTTACACAGCTATCACAAGAGGAAAAGAAAATGTAATAGTATTAGCAAAAAATAAAAAAGATATTCATGATGTTTGTAAAAGGGATAATGATTACAGAAGAAAAACTGATTTCCCAAAAAGATTAAAACAGGTATTTTCTAGACAGGAGGCAACCAAATGAAAACATATAATTTAGACCAAATTAGAGAAATTCCGATTTATGATTTTTTGGCAGGCTGGAACCGTAAAACAATTAGCAAAGATTTTATGTATGAGAATTGCCCGTTTTGTTCGCATAAATGGCATTTTGCAGTCTCTAAAAATGGAAGGTACTTTCATTCACATAATTCATGTTGCAAGGGTGGAAGCATATTTGATTATGTTTCCTTAACCCATAATTTAAGTTTTCATGAATCCGTTAAATGGTTATCTAATAAATATAATATTCAAGGAGACAGTATTCAAAAGATAAGTAAAGCTGAAGCAGAAAAAAACAAAAAGATTTCAGCAATGGAAGAACTAAGAGAGAGAGAAATGGTCAATGATTTCTTTGCATTTTTGAAGGAAAAAGAATATGATAAAACATTTTTTAAAGTCCTTAACTGGAATGAATCAAGGATTATTCACTATATATATGACCTCGTAGCTGCTGGAGCTTATCAAATATCGTAAACCATGATCTTAGTTCCAGAGGGTAAAAATTCTTGAATCCAAACTAACTTATACTTGCCGATATTCTTTTGAACTGGTTCAGAATATAATTTTAATCGTGGATCCTCTCCGGATCCTTTAACTTTTTTATTTTTAATTAATCCAAGATATGATTTATAAGATTCTTTCATGTATTCTTGCATAAGATAAATTACCTTTCTTTATGTACTGAATCCCTTAAAAAAGAAGTTTGGACAAATCTTTTTTAAGGGATTAGTAATCAACTTATATACTATATTAAATATCTCAATATAGGGATTGAAATAATAATTATTTTCTTATTATATATTATCGCATGATATAATAAAATAGTATTTTCAATTTTTTTAAATCTCCTTTATTTATTATTATGGATTGCTTTTATTTATAAGAGCAATTCTTCTAATTTATTCTTCATCATTGTCACCCCAGTTTCTTAATATAAATATAACTAAAATACTTCCATAGATACCTATTAAAAGCATAATAGCAATATCTATTATAGTTATCATAGCCATTTTTTTATCCCTCCTCTATAGCTAATTTTAATGATTCTATCATGTGTTAATATCTGCACTTTAAAATTAAATAATGTGAATTTTGGTAAAAAATATAATGCATACTTTGAAATATGTAAACAAAAAATACAATTTCTCGATTGTGTTAAAAGGACATTTTTTTCAAATTTTAAATATCTCATTCCCTCAATTCCTCTCTATGACAAAGACTTGAATCTTTGTCCATATCAGTATTTTAAAATTCTAAAGTTGTATTTTATAATGTTGTCTTGGACAAACTTCCGGGCGTTTTGTCCTCTGTAGATATGATACGGACAAATGTTTTAATCTTTGTCCGTATCAGGGTTTTATTATAAGATTTTTTGTAATTTTATATAATCTCTATCGGCTGTTATGTAAGGATTCATATCTCTATTTTCAAGTTCTTCCATAACTTCCCCAACATTATCTATTTGTGATAAATTGATACTTCCACTTTCAAGTATAATTTCAATTATTCCCTCAATTACTTTTATTTTTTTTGAATTTTTCATTTCCTCATTTATTGCTGCTGCCTTAGTTTGAACTTTATGTATATAGTCTAAGGCCTTTAATAATTCGCCTTGATATTCTGATAATACTGTTAAATCGTCTTTCATTCTGTCTTGAAAATTTAAAAGATATCCTTTTCTGAAAGTTTTAAATAATTTCTTAACTCCCTGATTACTATAATTTATCCAATTAGTCGCTGCAATTTTAAGTAATTGATTGTTGTATTGGGTTATAACTTTTGTTATTACTTCTCTTAGACTATCTGACATTTCCAACTTTGCAGCCTCTAAGATTGTTAATTGTATATCTTCTATCATCCTGTTGATAGCCTGCCCATAAACAACTATTTCTTGACACAATTCCCAATTAGTTAACTTTTTCATAATTTAAATCCCCTTTCAAATTTGATACTATAATCATTATATAACAATAGTATCTTGTTGTCAACAAGAATTTATTGTTTATTGTTTTTCTCACATTCTTCACAGGATCCATCCTCAGTTAAACAAAATTCACAAATTACCAGACAACAATATTTACATTCTCTTTGCCTTTTATCATCATATTTTTCTTTGCATTTCTCACAAATAAACATAATTATAATACCTCGGTTTTCTTGCCATTAGTTTTAATAAAGCCCTCGACCTCCAAGGCTTTTTTTATTTCAATTACTTTGTTTTTACTTAGTTCGGTCAACTCCATTAATGCCGAAGTTGACGGACAAATATTTCCATCTTTATAATTCATGATTGCATTTTTAATTAACTCTGTGTCTTTGTCATGGACAAACGCCGACAACTCTAAAACTTTTGAATCCTGTTTATAATTAGATTCTATTTGTGGAGCTTTGTCCATGACAATATTTGAGTTATATTGTTCGTCAATCTTTTTAATAATTTTGAAAGTTATATTAAATATAATCTTTCCTAACAATCCTTTATACATGCTATTTTTATTTACATTCCTATTAAGGGTTTTAAAGTCCTGAGAAATAGAAATACAATAGATTGAAATTACATCAATTGCTATGCATAAGGCTAAAATTGTTATAGCCTCAATAAAATTTATATCCCTGCCAGATGTAAAAAAAGTATAGTTACCATAGATGGAGATACATAATAATACAATTTTTAAAATTCCGGCCTTTGCTGCATGTTGTATAAAATGTTTTTTTATATTGGTATCATGTTTTGCAAGGATAAAAACTGTAAATTGTGTCATAGTTATAGCTAATATAAATGTTATAGCCTTAAAGTATGAACTATTAAAGTATATCCATAGCCCGGCTATTGTTAAAAGTGTACTAATAATAGTCCCTATAGCACCCCATATATTTAATATAGTACCGGCTTTAATTATGGCCTTATCCTGCTTCACTTCGGTTTTTAATTCCCTGATATCTTTATTTATATTTAATTGGCTTTTTTCGGCCTCTAATTTATTTAAATTTATTTCGTTTTTTATTCTTTGCTCTTCTATCCAGTGTTGACCTTTTAGTTTAAGTTTCTGCATTCTTAACATGTGTTTCTTAATTAGATTTTCCATATATAATAACCATTTTGACCTTTCATTAAAATTTCATCTTCAAAAGCTTTTTTACTCAGTTCTTTTCTTTTAAAAGTAGTAATTCCGAGCTGATCCTCGATGGCTTTTCCTTTCGGTAATTTGGCCCCGTTCCGATGGGCATCAAGATACAATACAAAAGTATTATATATATCATCGTTTAAAAGTGGTCGACTGGTTTCAAAGGTACCCATATCTATATTTTTTAAATTGCAAATTAGCTCTATGACTGAGTTTAAAGTGGACGGTATTTTATTACCAACCACTTTATCATCCACTTTTTTTGTTTTATTCCTCTTCAATAATTTGTTTATTAACCGCATTTCCCAGCACCTCCTTTAAATCCACATAGGTTTTATTTGACTTCATTCGGTCAATATAAAAACCTTTTAATATTTGGGTTCCTATTCCCATATTACAGGTCTTAAACTCTCCGACTCCTAAATCTTGTGTATCAGATACACCCGTCATTTTTTGGGTAGTTTGTTCCTGAATAGCAAAGGATAATTTAGCGATTAACGCTGCCCTAATTTCTGTTGATAGCTGGACTCCGGACGGTCTTTGTGTAGCTGCTATTGTATATATACCAGCAGCCCTTCCCATGTTCATCAATCGGCGTAATAGTTCTTCTATCCTATCATTGTTTACTTCAATGCTAAGTTTTATATCGGCTATTTCATCAATTACCATCACGATAAATGGAATTGATGTATTATTAATTTTGTTTAGTTGTGTCAAATTTTCTAGTTCTTGATTTTCTATCTTTTCATATCTGGAATCCATTTCAACATTTAATTTTTCTAATAATTCTAAAAACTTTTTATGTTCTTTGCAGAAATAACAATTATTAAAGTTTTTATATATAGATAATCCGACCCGTTTAAAGTCGATTAAACAAAAAGCAATATTGTTATTAAAATACATTAGACTTTGTATTATAGAATTTTCTATAGTACTTTTTCCGGATCCTACTTCACCAGATATTAAAATATGTTTAGTTTTTTTCAGGTCTGCAATAATTATATTTCCATCTTTATTTATTCCAAGCATAAAAGGAAGTTCATACCCTTTTATATCTGCCTTTTTTATGTACTTAGATAAGTGATGCTTGGCTTTTAGATTAATACTAGTATTATTTTTAAACTTTATTGTTATAAGTCTTAAATTGTCTTTCTTATTCGTTATAGAGGCAATATGTTTGTTATAATAATGTTCTATTTTATATTTTTGTTTTTCTATCTCCTGAAGCGGAATAAAACTATTTAAAATAATATATTCTTCAGCTGTCTCCATAATCTGAACTTTATTATTGAAAAGTTCATTTATGAATTTATTCTTTTTAAATCCTCTTAGATGTATTAAGTCTTTAAATACCTCTAGAATTGATTTGAAAATGAAATAGTTAAATATAAGTATTAAACTTATATAAGGCCATGAATTAAATATTAGGTTATATAAAACATATATTAACGATATACTGGTAATACAAATTAAAATGTATTTTGACTAGTATATATTCCATGCCTAATATTAAAAATATTAGACATGGTTTTTTTTGTAATTATGAATATTAATTTAATTAACTGCCAAACTATTTTTATTAAGATAATTATTACTTCCATAATGGAATCTGTAATTGCATAATATAAGTTATCCATCAGCTGCCTCCTGACAAAATTCACAATGGAAAATGTTTTCTTCAGCAATCTTACACTTAGATTTACAATTTCTATATTTTTGAGTAAATATTTGTTTCTCTAAATTATTACCCTTACATATATAGCCAACTAAGTCATTTGTTAAATGACTTGTTTCTTTTTCGTGTAATTCCTGTAAATCTGCGTCAAGGTCTGGTAATTTTTTTAATAAATTCTCGTAGTGTTCTTTATTTCTCATCTTTAAAGTCCTCCTTTTTAAATATTGGCGACCTTCTAAAGTCGCTCCAGCTTCCATCATCATTTTTTATACATGTTAGACAATTTACATTCCAGTAAGCACAAACCCGGCAATCATACATATTATAAAGTTCTTCTAAACTTTTAGGATCTGGAATCCTAGTTCCATTTCCTAACATCAACATGACA